GTTCCTGTTTCTGTGAGAAGATTAAGCACTCCCATGTCTAGCCAGTTCCATCCTACAGCCAGGTCACTCGCTTCGTAGGTTTCGCTGTAGTAATTGCTTGAGTCGCTACCAATTTTTACTTCTAGATTGGTGCCGCTGCTCAAAAACTTAGCTAGTGCGGTAGCGTCTTTAATGTAGAACCATAAGCTAGTGTATTCTGTTGCTGTGGCGTTCGTTCCCAGAGTCTTAGTCCACGTCTTGGTCGCGCTTGAACTATTCGCTATCAAGTTCTGGGCTGTGTCGTCTATTTGGTTAGCTCCAATCTTAAAAACCGAAGTGTTATCTGTACTGTTATCACCACCCGCGCTTCCCGTTAATACGTTCTCGAAAGTATCTAGAGCCGTACCATGACCTATAGGTATAGGGTTTGTGAGGTCAGTGTTCGAGGTGTTCGGCGTTCCGTTGCTAGTGCCTAATTTCAACTTGCTAGCAGGCAAATACTGAGTAGCTGAAAGGTCAGCGTTATCAGTATTACCACGATAAATATACACTTGCTTCTTCTGAAAATTCATCACGCTTCCGTTTGTCATAGGTATCATTCCTCGAGTGTGCATTTAAGCCCTGGATCGTCAAAAGTTCCGAAGCCGTCCTCACTTGGTTTAATCGTTGCTGTGCTCGCAGCGTTCTCTGTGAATCGTAGTTTAGTTCCTGTTCCATCGCTGCTGCTGAACGCGGTCCTGGTGTTGAGAGTTACTGTTTGCCATGTGCTGCCGCCATCACCAGTTATTTCTACCAGGACGCTTCCTGTCATGCTTCCAAGGGTTACGGTGAAATAATCATAACTTATTCCTAACGCTAGGTTATCGGTCGTTCTTGTTTGGCCGCTCGTGAACGTTAGCTCGTTTGTTGTTGTGTTCCACGTTGCTGTTCCAGTACCATCGAACGCATCGCTTCTGAAGAACTCTCTGTATTCATTATTCCCGGGAATAATATAATCATCCGCATAACTAGGAAGAGTGGCGGGAGCGTATTGGCTAGTACCATAAATCCCGTACCTGGCATGACCATAAATACCTGTAGTAGCAGCTTGAGTTCTCTTTTCCATCTTGCTGTACCATCGCTTTACTTTTCCTGGTCGAACAAGATTCTTAACAAATAGTATAATATCGCTGTCACCCAGGTTCTCTTCCTCGAGCCTGTTCATTCGTTGTAAAATATTGAAAGCGTATAAATCTTCGTCCACTACAACGCTTGCAATAGTAACACGATCACCACTGTACGGACTGCTCATCTTAACGCTTGTTATTTGGTATGAGTTAGTGTATTCAGGGTTCCAATCGTCTATAACTTGTATGCGCTGTCCTACTCGTAAACCACTAATGTTCGTTACGTCTATAGAGCTAGTTACTATCGGGGCCTTGAAATCATTGAGGTATTGCTGCGCGTACTGTTCAGCGTCTTCCCTGTTCGTTATCTCTGGTTTTTTAAGAACTTTCTTCTTGATTTTTTCAGGATCGTCATCACTGTATATCTTAATGCTATCAGCATCCTCAACAACTACGGGCACTGGCACATAATATCCAAGGTCCACATAAACGTAATCGCTCGCTCCTGGAGTGTACTGGTCATTGTTCCATTCTATTTCTTTAGGATCTTGATGCACTTCGTAATCGTATGTTTCTATCGAGACATTTCCTCCTGTTCTTATTGTTGTTGGAGGGTTACTAGCGTCACAAAATACTTTTACGCTGCTAGGTATTTCTGGCATTGCTATCTCGCTCGTGGTGAACCCTGCAGTTGTTCCTATCCTTCCGTTAACGTCTGTTCTGACTTCTTGTACTGCTCCTCGGAGCTCGACATAGTTTACTAATGATAGGCTGTCTACTTTCCAGGACGGTACTTTCCGAATGTTCACTCCTGTTCTTAGAATAGAAGAAGTTATTTCAAAGCCCACGGGTTCGAAGTGCACTTTGTCTGTTATAGGATTATAATAAAATTGCCATCCTATAGCGTCTGCTAATCGTTTTATGCAATTGAACACGGTGTCTGCTTTGCATCGGAACTCTTTTAATATTATTGTTGCGCCGCTATTCTGCACGCTAGTATCGTCTGCTGTTAATCCTGTATAATCATTGATGAGTGTTTTAAAAAGCTCGCTTACCACGCCCGCTTCAGTATCAGTGTTCCAATCGAACGTTGTATTCACTGTTCTTTTCGTTGTTAAAAAAAGATTATCAGCGAGGGTTAATTGGTAACGGCCACCCACAACATTGTGATTCACCACCACTCCTCTGAAAACGTATTCATCAGTAGCACTGTTTACTCCTCGTTGGATGGTTGCTTCTTTCTGATGGAGTGCTTTATTAATATCCAGGACGTCTGTCACCGCTCGCGTCAAAAAAATATTAACTTCTCTTATCGTGCTTCGGTCCTGGTTGCTGTTAATGCTCCATGAGCTACCGTTAACAGGGCTTTTGTAACTGTCTATTGTAACGCCGTTAATGTTGACAGTGTCTAATACTGGAGCGTCAGTCGACATTAAATACCGACCTCCAAACTTATCGAAAAGGGCAGCCAGTTAGATTCTCCTCTCACTCGTTTAAAGCTTATGATCCCCACCATTGCTTGAGTGCTTGTGAAGCTTGCAAGGTAAGGAGCTAACGCGCCAGCTTTTTGGTACACGCTTTGTCCCGCGAAGTCATCGTTAAGTTCTAATGGTGATTGGCTTCCGTTAATCATGCTTTCCAACCATTGTTTCTGCGCGAGGATAGTGGTTACTGAGTAACCGGCTACTCTTGTTGTTGCTGCTAGAGTTAACTGTCCGGTTATCTTAATGGTTTTTTTTGCTCCGTTAAAGTCGTAGTTGTATCCGCCCATCGGGCCTGATTGCGCTATCTCAGTGTTTTCCGATTGACTCACTGGTGTTTCTTCGATACTTTCTATATCTGAGTCTTTGAAAACAAATGTATAACCGTCCACTACTATGCTTGTATCTCCCATTATAAGTTAACCTCGTTTCGTCCTGAATTGATTCCTATAATCCCGAATATTGTATCGAGCACTCCTCCTGATGATCTACTCGGCGTAGTGTTTATATTTCTTAGTCTTGATGCTGAACTCTCCATATTTTTTAAGAAGTCAGCAGTCGCTAAGTCTAAAGCATTAAGACCTTCTTTGTAGGCACTCACTGCAGTTCCTGATTTAGAATTAAAAACTGTGTCTGTAGAATCTTTCATGTCGTCCATGGCCGTGGTGAAAGCGTTTTCCATCGCTGCTGAATCCTCACCTGTTACCGCTTTCATTTCTGCCAGTGCGCCTGCAGGAATCTCAAACATTACGGTATTGTAATCGCTAGGATACATTTCTTTGAAGTTGTTCAGTCTAGTTTGAGCGTCATCTAGCATCGCTCCGAGCACTACATCGGTGGTGTTCTGCAAAAAAGTATTTACTGCAGTGGATGCTGTCGTCATAGCACCGGACACTTCCATTTGCATATTGTTAGCTGACTCTATTGCTCGCTCGCCAACACCAGGTATGAAAGAGAACAATTGACCTATAGCTCCGATTAAAAGATTAACAACACTTCCAACACTACCAAGAAGAGTGCTTGTTGCTAATTGTAAAAGAATACTTGTTATACTTACTATGAAAGGCCCTATGACTGTTTTGGCTGCTTCAAGACTCAAACCCATCGCTCCCGCCACGTTTCCTTGCGCCATCTGATTACTAGCCATCCTACCGAACTCCCTTGCTATACCTATGAACGGCTGCATCATAGTCCGGAACATTTGAATAAGCGGTCGTATCAATGTCAGGAAAGGTTGCAATAAAATAATAATTATATCTGCTATTGGCCGCAGCAATTCTCCTATGAGTTTAAAGATTCCTGTGAGCATGGATTTAATCGGTTTAATCAAACCACCAAGCGAGTCAGCAAGAATAGAAAGTATTGCTGTTCCTATAGCTACTAAGCCACCTAGTTTCGCTAGACCACCGATAGCACCGCCACCTTTGGCTTTACCTCCAGCACCGCCACCGCCACCGCCACCTGTAGCCGCGTCTAGTCCAGCGTTCAAATCACTTGAAAATTTTATAATAAATTCTTCTGCCATAGGTTCCTACCTCGTAAATAATAATTCTGGCTTCTCTTGCAAGACGCCCCTAAAGAGAAGCATATTCTGCTCCAGTTCATAAGCGGGGATCCTTTTTAGTTCGTTGTAGCTGATGTTCATCCATCGGCACATCATTCTTTCCAGGAGGAGAGCTGTTACTTCCTGGTCCTCGCTTCTGCCCTTAAGGACGTTTAAGACTTTTTTTCGAACTCAGCTGATGCAAAGTGTTTTTTATTATGTTCCATGCACACTCTGAATAGTTTGTCTAGGATGTCTACAGGTATTTGTCTGAACTCTTCAGACATTCTCTTCCTGAACATTGGCGCGTTAACACCTATTCTTTCGTGTACGATATCTTCGAACCACGGACAGCTTCTGATAGCCATGACAATTGCTCGCTTCTGCAGTTCTCCGGTTTCAATATTGACTTTTGTTTGTTTGTCTTCTCCAGAGGTTACTATGGTCGCTCCTCGTAAACGCACGATGTCTTCACTGTCAAACTTTCGCAGGTGTACTCTGTTTTCCACGTCCTCCCACTTTATTTCGTCAGGTTCTTGTTCTCCTTCTAAAGCGTGGGTTTCTGCTTGTGCTTCAGCGTAGGTTCTTTTCGGTGCATTTTCTGCTGCTATCCCTGCAGGCTCTACTGCTTTTGAAGCTTCGTATGGTTCGGGGATAGTTTGTCCTGGTACTAAAGGTACTATATTGTGTACTGGCACTATTGTTTCTACGGGTACTTGTTGGGGTGCTCTTCTACTTGCCACGTGCGCGGGCGCAGGGCTTTGTTCTGGTGTTGTCATTGGTGTTTCCATTGTTGTTAATTCCTCCATGTTAATCTACGATAATACTGCGGTGATATCTTTTGCTGTGAACTTCAAGTCCTCACCTAACGGATCAGTGTTTTCATGTATTTGCACGAACTCTGTTAGCGGTACTCCTGTCAGAGTCATTGTCATAGTGTTTGTTCCATTACTAAAAACTAGCACCATGCTTGCGTACTCTGTTGGCCCGCCCGTTGCTGTTGGTGTTGCAGCTCCTAATGCTGCAGTGATTAAATCGTTGCTTAAGTATTTTAAGCTGATATCGATGTTTATACCTGCTGCTTTCGGTAGCGCGTTTCTTGTTAGTCGACTACTCAATCCTTGCAACATCTTAAAATTGTTTTTACCGCTCAGTGTTAAACTGTCGATAATGTTAGGTATTGTCGTGCCGCTTGGAAGTGCTATGCTTGCTCCGCTGAAAGTGTACGTTTGGTCTGTTGGTAATGCCACACGAGTATCCAGAGAAGTGTCTAACGCTGCTAGTGCGAACAGAACGTTTAAGTCAACACTAACTGGTTCGCCCACACTTGTTCTGAGAGTCCAGTCATCAACAACGCCTCCTGAATAAGTAACGTTCTGGTCAGTCGATGTTAACCCTGGATTGTCAATGTTACTCGCTACAGTCATACTCTTTGGTATTGCTGCGATAGTATAAGTATCTGTACTGAAAGCACCGAGTGCGCATTCGAGCCATTCCCACGTTGTAACTTTAAAGTTCAATGGTGATTTAACATCGAGAACCCCATGCACGTAGTCATGTACTTTTCTGCCTTCTGCTTCAGACGTTCCACCGAACCCATAGTTCGATGTGGTATTGTTATTAATTACTGGTTTAAAACCGGTCGTGTTCTTCGAGAAGTGAGTGTCTGGCGTTACCGCTGTATTGTACACTGATTCAACACCCCACAGTATGTAACTGTGTGCTCCTGCTAATGCTTCAGATTGTGCCATTTTTTCTTTTCACCTGGTAGTTTTTTTTTTATTTGTTCATTGCTGCAAGTGCTTCTTCGAGACGGGTTGCTATGCGGCGTTGGTCATGATTTGTTTCTTTGCGTAGTAGCGATATGTTCTCGTTCACACCCTTCATTTCTTCAAGTATCTTTTTTAGCGTTTCGTTTGCTTCATCAATTTGTTCTTTATATGGTTCCATGGATATCCCTCTTTGAGAGTGTAATGCCAGAAGCTATAAGCAATCATGCCCAGTCCTATGACGCCGAATAAGTGAAATTGGTTATACCACCACTCGTGCCACCCGGTAAAATGCATAATTATTCCTACGAGTATGTCTGTGATCCCCGCTAGGAAACTAGCTTTAATCGCTCTGTCTTCATACTTCAATTCTTCACCTCATAATTCCACACGTTCTTAAATTCTTGTTTGTGTTGGTGAATTTTTGTTTTGCCTTGCTCGTAAGGACTAGGGATTGGTTGTCCGAAACTTACCGGCCTGGTCGCTCCTTCAAGATAAAAAAATCCTATCTGGTTGTCCGTCATTAAATCCCTTACTGCTTCCTGGTACTCGATGCAATTAATTATGTCAGCATCATAAACGTTTATTTCGAAGAACACGTCCGTGCTGTTAACGTTACCTATTCCTCCTGGTACTGTCGGGCTTGGGCTTAGTCCTATCGCTATTCTTGGGTAGCTGCTTATTGACATTGGTTTGTCAGAGAAGTCGGTGAATATTCTTTCTGTTCCGTAGTCGTACTGTGCTTCGTACGCGCCCGTCTGAGCAACTGTAAAAGAGACCTTAGCTTTCTTAGTGCCACCATCATCAAAGTCATAATTAACGGTGTAGTCTTTGCCGTAAGTCAAAGGTGAGCCGCCCACCGTAAGACTCCGTATGTTCCGAACATTAGACTTTGCTATGAGCACATCAGTGTCTGCTGTCAACGTTCCAGAGTCAGTGGTCGTGACGACTCCCCTCTGAGCTGTAGTGAATATGTCGGCGTTCCGTAGCTTCTCAGCAGTTTCAAATAAAAACTTTTTAAATTGTATGTTTGTAACGCTCATCTTAGGTGCCTCATTGCATTTTCTCGCGCTATTCTCGGAAGGTCTATTCTGAAAGCCTCCCGTATGAATGGTTGCGGTCGTGTTCCTGGATGGTTAACGAATTTAACCACCACTTGATTTGTTGTCTTGCCACCTCTTGGTCCTGTTCCTGGAACTCCAAAAGCCAACGCTTGTTTATTCTTCGGTCTTATAATGTGTGGAGCTGTTCCCTGATCCACAAAGTAACCATAAAACGGCATGAATATCTCGATAGTGTTACCTTTTCTTCGGTAGTCTATGCCTCTTCGCAACCGCCCTTTATCTACCGGGCATCTTCTCCTTAGTGCTGCGGTTAAATCGATTGCTATTCCTTCCAGGTACATCGGCCACACTTCTTTAAAGTGCGCTCGTGTCATGGTTCTGGTTTCGGCCATTATATTTTAACGCATAAACCTAAATAGTAAAAACTCACGCCGTTTAAACGCCGCATTGTTGGCTGTTTAATAATCTCGTAGTTCTCACCACCATAGGCTATTTTGTCACCCTTGGTTATTGTTTGTGTGGGCAGCGTTTGAATAATAGCATCGGCGTTCTGTAGAAGTCCTTGTTTGGCCTTATCCGTGACGTCTTCATGTCGATAGAATAAAGCCTCAATGGTTACTGCGGTGCCATAATCTTTTGTTTCTTGTTCAGAGACATTGTCGTAAGTGATAGTTGCGGGGGTTCTCACTACTTCTTTCTTGAAACTCTCGAAGGCGTGATTCTTCCATGCGCTAAAACTCGCTTCAAAATTTATGGTCACTTTTTGTTCCTCTATGTTCACAGCCTTTGCTGTTAGTTTTTTTCGTGCGCTCACACGTCTTCTCCCAACTTAACACCTTTTTATTGGGTGTAGGTTGGGTGAAAGTATTTGTTTAAAGACGATACTCACCGTCTGTGAAAATCCATAGAAGAGAGGAGCCGGACAAGCTCCTCCCCAAAAACCCATGGAGGTTTTTAACAACACATCGCATTGATGAAATTTAAACCACTGGATGGTATCGGCGAACTCTGCCTGGTCCTGTTTCCAGTTTAGATTCTTCTTTTCGTAGGTTTGTTATTGTAGCACCAATATTCACGTAAGCCTGGCCTACCGATAGACTACCTTCCGGAAGAGATATAGTGCTCGGGATGTTGTGCGTGCTACCCTGCTGCGCGATGAGGGTAGTGATAGCTGCTTTAACAACCGTTAATCGCTGTATGTTCCTGGGAATATGATCTACTCCGAACCAATAATTAATAACGTTCGTCTCAAATTCTTTCACGCTCCAATAACTAGCTTCAGGATCTAAACTACCACCCAATCTTAAACGGCCGGTTTGTTTGTCTACGTAAATTTTAGAAACAGTTACTGTCGTATCGTCAACAACAACAGACTTTAATGTTTTAATAGGGTAAATGCTAACAAATAGTTCTGCTGTTCCATCACCGTCTCTTTTCTCTTCCACTACTGGATTCGTTCCCGTGTGTATGATCTTGTACGTTGATGTGTTGTCTGGGTTTGTATCCCAGTCTTCAGAAATAGATAGTGTTGTACCATCGTTACTTGTTATTGTTCGGAGTTGTCCTTCGCCCGTGCCGCCTGTAATCCACACGTAGTCACTAATGTATTCATTGGACTGTAAGCTCTCACCAGAATCTACAATTGTAGCGTCTGTTCCAGAACTCGCTGTTCCCGAGAACTCTGTTTTCCAATAAGTAGTATAAGTGAATTTGTCCACGTCTGCTTCAGCGTCAAGTATAGCGTCTTTAACCCGAGTCTTACTTACTTCTGTTTCAGTAATACCGGCCTTATCATACACTTGCTGCACGGTGCAATAGCTCATTTGGAACTACCCCTGGTTAGCTGCTTTTGCTTCTTCGTCAGCGGCTTTTGCAGCGTCTGCTTCAGCTTGCGCTTCTGCTTCTGCTTCTGCTTCTAACTCTTCAGGAGTCTTTCCCAGGTCATCAGTTTCATCCGCTCCTTCAATAACAGCGATAATCTCTGCTTTTTTAAGGTCGCCTTTGATTGTAACACCTTTCTTTTCAGCTAGTATCTTAAGCTGCTTAATGTTCAAACTATCGAGTTTGACTGGTGCAGTACCTTGCGATATAACCTGGTCAAATGGTATGATAGATTGCCCATCTCGCACGATTTTCAACGCTAAAAAACCATCTTCTGTTCGCACAAGTTTTCCTGTAGGATCTTGATGAACTTTCTTTAAGTCTCTCTTACCGATTGTCTTATCTTCTGCGATGCTTCTTTGTGTCCGAAAACATAAGAAACCGTCAGCTGCTCTCACAACTCGACCTTCAGGATCTTCTCTTATTGCTTTTACCATAGTATGTTTGCCTCCATTGGATTGTTTATTAATGTTACTAATCAGAATAAAAAAAAATAAAAAATAGGCTTTGTTAAGCCTTAATCAAGCCTTATACTTTAGGTGTTCCTTTAATGAATAGAGTTGTTGCTCCCGTTGTGGTTACAAAAACCTTATTCTTAGTTGTGGAGTCGACGTATGCTACCCCTGCTACACCCGTTGCTGTAGTGTATGCAGTTGCATATTTAATCTCCGCGAAATCACTAAGGACTACCCAGTCGAGAGTCGTTACGATTGTTACGGCGTATACACCTTCAACTAGACCTGGTGAGTTTGTTGCTGAACCTGCACCTACAGGTCCGCCTACATTTGTATGCGCTATTAACGCTGCTGCTACCATTGTTTTTTTACCTCATTTAAGATTTGTATTTGCAATACAATTTTTTAGCACCCGTGGTCACGCTCGTGAGCGTTACTACATTGGTTGCTGCGGTGTGTGTTTCCCAGGCTCCTGTCGTTATGTGTATTGCGGACAATACAATAACTTCTGAGGCGTTGGTAACTGTTACCGTGTCGTTCTGTGTTCCTTTTGCTACAGTAGGAATTAAACCGAGTTTCCAGCCTGCCATATCACTACCTGCTTGCGGTAGTAATTGTTCAATTGCAACGTTTACGTTCGTCATGTTCAGTCTCCCTTCCTTTCAAAAGAAAGAAAGAAAAAAAAGCCCTTAGGCTTAACTAGCACTAATCTCCGTGATTGAAGAACAAAACGCGGTGTTTTTAATGACCATTGTCTCGTAAATCTTCAACATGAATTTGTTGCTGTCGTTAGTCTTCGCTAGGTCTTCGTACGTCATGTCTTGAAGAACGCGCATTTCTACAACGTTCAAGTCCAAGAAGTACATTGCTTTGGAACCGCTTGCGTTACTTAGATACATGCTTGGAACTACCGGGATAGCACCTACCATTGTTCTTAGTACGAGAGTTTCAAAACCCCAGAACACGCTTTTCTCGCTTTGTAAGAAGCCGAACTTTGCAAGGAGCAAGTTCTCGATGTCTTCGTAAACACTCGATGAGCAGAATGCTACGTTTGGTCGTCCACCGTCATCGTACGCGTAGCGTACTGCTCTGGTGATATCGCTTAGTTCAAGAGCTGAAGTGTTCTTGTCTACGGTGTTGGTTGCGCCCATCAGAGTTACTATTCCTGAGAACTCGCTACCATCTGGGTTTCCTGTAATACCAGAAGTTGATGCGTTACCGTTGAAAATAAGGTTCTCTTCGAGTTCCTTAATCGCTCTAGTCTGCACAATAACTTCTTGCTGCTTACTGTTACCGCCTGATTGGTTACCGAAGCCGCCGTTCCAACCGCCTTGAGGACTCATACCTTGCAAGATATAAGATGGCTGTGCTGCGTTTGAAGGACCAGTAACTGCGCCTACTGCGTACAAGAACTTAATCTGTGTACTGTTTCGGGCGTAGGTGTTGTTCTGCTCACTCATAGAAGCATTCTCTGGTGCTGTGAAACCACCGCCTTTAGCTGTTAGGTTGTTGTAATCTGCGTACATACCTTGGTTCGTGACACGAGGAACGATTTCCGTTGCGGGAGTGTTCTTTCGTGATTCATCGATAACAAGAGGATCAACATAAACAGGAATCATCGCGTATCCTGTAGTACCTACACCGCCTGCAGTTGTACCGTGAGCTTTCAAACCGTCAGTTAAGAAGCCCGCTAGCTCTGCTCGCATATCCTTGATGTTGCTTTTCATACCTTCAACTGGTTTAAACGCGCCTCTTTGGCCACGTCCACCTTCGTAAAAGACTGTTTTGTGACTTTTCAGTCCGAATGATTGCGCGTAAGCACTACGGTCATCGAATGTGTTCGCCACAGAGTCTGTTCCTTTATCTCCTGGTTCTCGTCCCATTTTGATTTACCTCACCAGACTTAGAGGGCTGATAGCCTCTTCTTCGGTTTTTTGAGCTGCAGGGTTTGCTAAACTCTTAAAACCGTCTTGACTGAGAATTTTGTCAGTCTCTTTCTGCTTTTCTACAAGGCCATCTACTGCTGCTTTCATACCTTCAACCACTGTCATTAGTGATTTTAGTCCTTCAGCGAGACTTTTTTGACCGTCTTCTTTCTTCTTATCGCCGTCTGCTTTGTCTGCTTTGTCTGCTTTGTCTGCAGCGTCTGCATCGTTTGCGGGAGCGTCAGTTTTTTTTTCTTCTTCTGGCATTTGTGTTCCTCCTCCGTTAGCGTTGTTGCTAGCGGGTTCATCAACTGATGAATTTGATTTAAAGATGTCGTGCATCTTTGTTTGTAGTGTGGTGAGTTTTGCTACATGGCTTTTGTATCCTTCTGCAGCTACTGCTTTGACTTCATCGCTCATGACATCAATGTTCATCTTCCTTACTTCATCAATGCGTTCATGACAATAGTCTATACGATCCCCTATCCATCGTAGTTCTTCCTGGAGCATCTTTTCCATTTCTGGATGCTTGTGTTCTCCTAATGGATCGTTATCAGTGTGCGCGTGCGCACCGTCTTTGCCTTCGCCTTTTTTACCTTCAGTTTTCATGGTTGCTGCCCTCAAGCTTTTATAGAAACTATTTTCCATTGTTGAATCAGTGTTTACTGGTACGCCTGTTAATGCCACGTTCTTAATCCAAACATTGCGAAGAACATACATTTCTTGATTGTCACGTAGTATAGTATGCTTTTCTGCGCGCCAGGCTATACTGAAACCGTCAAGGTATCCGTCTTGGATGCTGCTCCAGACTTCATCGAAGCGTTTATGATGTTCGTTAAGTTGTGCTTTAATCCAGATTTTTGTTTTGCCATCTTCCTGTACTATCTTAGCATCGATTATCTTTCCATACGCTATCTCGCCTTCAGGATCCTGGAATGTTTCATCGAAGTGACTATGCTCTAAATCAAGTTTAACACTTCGCGATTTTAACTGCTCTAGAATCTGTGCGAACTCTTCTTCAGGAACCATTTCCTGCACTGTATCGAAGTCATCGCTTGTCATGTAGCCTGTGACATAGTATTTTTTGTCCTTGGCTTTCAGACCTTCTTCAATGTTGTAGCTTAAACTATCAGTGTAGAAATTCGTAGTGTTTGCATATCCTTGGAATCTGGAGAGTGCTTCGCTCATATTATGTTTCCTCGTGAATAATCTTTTTAAACGTATAACATTTATTCTATCGCTTGTGTGAACTCGACAACGTCCCTGTCATGAGGGTGGAATGGTGGTGCTTGGCCACGATGTTCTTTGCCTTTGTAGATAACCCAGAACGCTTCATCGAGTTCTATTGCTTGTTCTGGAGTACCGTATTTCTTGTTAAACTCTCGAGTTAGTTGACTGGTCCTGTTATCGTCAGTCATTATAAGATACTTCTTTAGTAGTAAGGGACTATCCTTGGCCGCATCTAATCGACCAAAGTTCTCCGCTCGTCCTAGCTCAGTGTTAGCAATTGCTTTAATACGATTCTCGCCAACGTTCATGATCTTCCGGACACGGTCTTTCATCTGGTCGACAGTCTCTAGGTTCATGCTTGCTTCCTGGAGTTCCTTCCGCATCTTGTTTGCAATCTCTTCGTTCATGTCTTTAATATTATCGAACGTGTAATCTTGGAGCGTGTCGAGGTTCTTTTCATTCCTCTTGCTGTTGAAATCGAACTGTACTTCTACTGCTTCAGCTCCCTGGTCATATTCTTTTTGTAAGTAGCTGTTTACAATGCTTTTGATATCAGTCTTTTCTAGTATCTTGCGTACAGCATTCAATACTTTGTCCATGACTGATTTTAGTCCGTCTTCCATCATTGTAATGTATCAAGAGCTCCCAGTATCTTGTTTCCTTGCGCTAAGAATTGCTCCTGGAGTTCAGCTTCAAACTCATTCTTTGGAGCAGTCTGCGCCACAACACTTTTTTGACCGTCAAAATTTCGAGGATCAGGAAAGCGTGACTGTTGCATGGCCATCTCTTTCGCTTCTTCTTCTTCTTTGTACTTAGCTACTTCAGCGTAATCAATACCGAGTTCTTCCGCTATCATCTTAGGAGATTTAAGGCCCATGTCGATTTGTTTTTTGTACAGGTCATGCTTCTTCAAGTCTTCCTCCAGGTCGTAATTATCCCATTGGTACTCGAGATTGTCATACGCTTCCTCGCCGAACTCAGCGATGATCTCTTTGTCCACATGCTCTTTAATCTTGTTCATGTAAGGTCGAGCACTCTTCCTCAAGTAATACTTGAATTGGTTGTCGCCATCACCAGTGTTCAAACCACCGCTTTCAGCTATTCCCATGCTCTGAGCGTTCAACCCGAAACAAATAAGGGCTATTTTGTAGAACCAGCTTTGCTGCGGTAGAATCTCCATAGTTTTAGGATCAAGTTGGAAGGGTGTGAACGTGGCTTCATGACCTACTATTGGCACTCTGAATCCCATTCTTCGTGTGAATCCGGTGTTCTTATCTTCGACTCTGTATTCCTTTTCCATCCGTTGCCTGAAAGCTTTAAGCTCTGGATCGTCAGCTCCTATAATGCTCATTATTCCTTCTGCCATGTTGTTGTTCATGTAGAAGTCTAGGTTGTAGCTCGCTCCGTAAACAAGAGTTAGAATGATATCTGCTAGTATTGCTATTGGACTCACACCGTATGGTTGGTCGCTTCGAGGGTTCATCTTCATATAAACTACTTCTCGAAGACCGAAAGGGATAGGAATGCTCGCTGCAGCGATGGTTCCGTATTGGTAGTATGCTGCTCGATGGCTGTACTCAAGACCGTACTGTTTAATTCTTTGGTCGCCTGATGGCTCGCCCCACATGTTCATTAAAGGCTGCGATATTGGCGGTATAAAAGCGTCCCTGTTCCCCATATAACCGTAAACGTCAGGGTTAACTAGAAAGCTACCACCGTCCTTAGCGAACATTTGAGAATATTCTCCCTTGAGATTAAAAACTTTCACTATCACTCCAGCGTCCACTTCCATTAAGTCTTCTACTATCTGCAGTCTAATGTCCGCCCAGCTTTCTTTGTTACGGTTAGGGTTTTGGAAATGTTTTTTAATTCTTAGCCTGGTTTCCTCGAGCTTAGAATCTTCTTTCTTCTCACTGTCTTTTTTGAAAACAATATCCCATTCAGAGTTCGCTACTTCCTCTTTAATAGTTTTTTTTATAGAATAAATGAAAGGGTTTTTTGCTAGTTGTTTAATGAGTGGCACGTTATCGGTTCTTGGGTATCCGAATGGTGGCTTGTATAGGTATCTTGGAAGGTACGCTTTAAAGATGCCCTGGTCCTTCATGCTTTGACTTATGTAAACGTCACCTATGTCTGTCGCTGCGCTTGTTGCGGGGTTCAGTTCTTTTGCGAATGCTTTTAATCCATCTATTAATGTCATCTTATTGTCCTCCCATAGCGATTATCGCGACTACTAATGCTGCTGCTGTTAAAATCCACGGTACTACTTGTTGCACCCATCCGCGAGTTACTTTCTGTGAATTTGTGACTGTTGTGTTGAGCACTTTGAGTCTTTCGTCCAAGAATCCGGTTTCTACTTTGGTGGCGTACTTCTTGTCCACTGCAGATATGAATTCTTTAAAGTCACATTTGAGCCCTACGATTTGGTTTTTTATTTCCTTTACGTCTTGTTTCATCACTATGAAATCTTCCTTTTCTTGGGCGTTCATTTGTATCTTTACCACCTGTTATCTTGTTTGTTCTTTTTAAACGTATAACTATGTTGTTACCCTGCAGCCGTCTTCTATTCGTATCTTCTCAGCACCTGTTAAGTATTGCCACCCTGTGAATGTTCCCGGTCCAGTGATGGTGATTGTACT